CGTAAGAGGGATGGGGGATAGGTCAGAGCGTAGCGTGGCGGACTTGATGAGGTCGCCGCGAAGCTGCTTACCGTCGGCGAAGGTCACAATCACGGCTACACCGTCAGGATGGGTTGGAAGAAGGCCCTATGCGGCATTTCCGCCTCGATCTGGGCGATGTCGCCGGCAATCTCGCTGGCAGAGCGCCCGAAGGGATCGACACCCATGCCGCGCGACGCTTCGAGCTGCAAGGCCGTCTCGCGCTCGACGTACAGCAGGAACAGGGGGCGAATCAACGCCCACTCGGATTCGTTGATTTCCAGGTCGCCGTCGATGGCTGGAACCGGGTCGGCGCCCTCGCGCGCGCGGATGACGGCATACCCGGCATAGAACCGGGTGGCCGCCATCGCTTGCGCAAGTACCGTTTCCTCGTCCAGCAGATTGCCGGCGGGCCGCTCTTGCGTGGCGAACTGCGAAGCCAGCGCGGAGAGCATTGCCATTAGCGGTAGTCGTTCGAGTTGCCGGCTGTGGTTTCGCCGAAGTAGTGGAAGAACACCGTGCCGGTAATCATCAGCACCTGCGAGCGGTTCTCCCAGTCGCGGTCGGGATCATCCACCTGGATGAAGCAATCGACGACGCGCTTGGCGCGCAGGTACTGCTGCGGCGTGCCCTCGTACACCTTGGCGTTGAAGTAGCCGCCCTTGGTAATGAGGTTCACCAGCATCTGATCGGCGCTGCCGGCCACATCTTCCAGCAGGGAGATTTGGCCCTGGTGGGCAATCTTGATCTGCTGAGCTTGGTACATCATCGAGCCCAACGGCATCGGGACTTCGATTTCGCCTGCGGGAGAGGTCTGCGGCCACGGGAACTGCTTGCACTTCAGCCAGCTTTGCTCAAAGCCCTCGATTTCCAGGGAGAAGTCGCTGGAAATAGCCTTGGCGCCAAGGGCGCGGGTTGCGTCGTAGTGCCCCTTCAAAAGGGCAGAGGTGGAAACGGTCATTTCGGCGTCCTTTCGGTGGGTGACGATTCCCCTGCACTGTATGGCATGCCCAGCCGTGCTATGCGGCTGGTTTTCCGCACCTACTGGCAGGACTGGATTGCGGCTTCAAGCTCGGCCTCATATCCTTGCCGTTGCAGCCGTTCGGCGCGCAGGGCTTTCATTTGCTCCCAGATTCCTGAGCCAACAGGGAGCGAATCCACGGCAAACGCAGGCTGTACTGGGGGCTCAACCCTGCACGGAACGGATACTGGAACCAAGACCTCTTGAACCATTGGCGCGGTTGTTGCGCATCCAGTAAGCGCCAAGGCCATTGCGGCGGCGACGATTGCAATCATGCGCATGTCACTTGCCCCTCTCTTCTCTCAGATCAACATCAAACGCCTCTCGCGCGGCGGTGCATTCATCGGCGCCAAGAGGTAACTTGAGGCCCATGATGGCCGTCGCCTTGCCATTGAACGCTACGGCTTCCGCCTTGGCCTTGGCTACCGCGATGTCCGCCAGGCGCTGGCGCTCTGCGGCATCGGAACGCAGCTTGTTGATGGCCTCGTTCTGGCGCTGGGTTGCGCTGGCCAGTGCGTTGTAGGCCGTCTCGAACTCCTTGGCTAGATCCTCGGCAGCCTTCGCCCGTATCTCCAGCTTCTCGATCTTCGGCTGGTAATAGGCTTGCGTGGCCTTGTGTCCCCCCCATGCGCCGACTCCGGCGATGATGGCGACGGCCGCCAGCCAGAACAGCCAGCGGTACAGCGCCGGAATGAGTGCGCTCACGATGCTCATTATTCGCCCCCCATGCACTGCCGATACTCTTCCTGCCGGCGCTTCGCCAGGCCACCACAGAGGCGTGCGTTCTCTGGTGCTGCGCAGTTCTTCCCCTGGAAATACGTCCAGCGCAGGATTTCACGGCAAGCGCCCTGGTAGTCTCCGGCGTTCAGATTCTTCACGATACCGGATCGACAGAATGCAGCAGAGCCGACGTTGTATGAGAAGCCAACAAAAGCGTCGTACTCGTACTGATGAAGCGGAGCGGTGACGCATTGCTTCAGCGCCCCCTCGAACTTCTGCACATCGGTCAGCGCGCGCGCCAGGGCCTTGGGTGGCGTGATCGTATCGCCCATCTTGACGCCGCCGGTCGTGCCAAAGCCGATTGTCGGGACATCGCCCTTTACCGGGATGATGGCGCGGTCGGTGTAGCCCTCATGCATCACGAGGCCAACAAGGGCAGCAGCAGAAAGCGTCAGTGCGGCAAGTGCGTTGCGGGGAGGTCGATTCATTGGTGCATCCTCGGTTGTGCGACGACGCGAGCCAGGGCCGCGCCGACGACGGCAACAAACGATAGGGAGGCAAACAGGTTGCGCGGCAGCACGTCGATGAACAGCGGAAGCACAACCTCTGCCCCGGACAAGAGGGCGGCGATGATGGCCAGGCGAAAGCTCCACGCGCGGCGGGCGATATTCTTCCAGTCGGGCAGAAGTTCCATCAGTGACCGCCGTTGAGCTTGGAGACGACGCCGGCCCAGACGGCGGCGGCCAGCGCGGCAGCAGCAACGCCAAAGAAGGCCAGCATTCCGTGGTCAGCAACCTTGCGCAGGCGACGGCCAAAACGAAGATCTTCCCGGAATTCCTCTACGCTCTCCGGGCGGTCAACATCAACGCCAAGGATGGCAAAAACCTTCTTTACGGCAAAGTCTGCCGCATCCTCGGAAGCCTGCCCGGCGTGATGGCAAAGCCCAGTCTCGGCGTCGCATGTCGCCATGCGTCTCATGGGTTTTTCTGACATCACCGAGACCTCGCTATCGTCTTGGCGACAATCCCGCACGCGCGAATCACGGTGTTCAGGCGATCAACGATAGCTGCTTGCGTTTTCAACTCCGCTTCCTTTCCCTTTTTCCAATCCTCAAACGGCCTTCCCTCGAAGAACCGCTTGACGACGCTGGGCTGCATCGCCAAGGCGTCGTTAAGTGATGTGGATGAATATAGGGTGAGGCTAGATGCCGTCCCCATCAGGTTTTCCGACCAGCTCGCGCGCCATTCGGGAGAGACAGGTATGAACCGGAAATCGGGCCGGCGGCAGGTTGCCCGCCGCCCCTCCTTTCGGCATAGCCACGATGCCGTCCTCGGTGAATTCCAGCTTGAAGAAGTGGTGCAGCTTGTCGCGCCCTTCGAGGTACAGCGTCATCAGCTTGGCGAAGTCGCTTTCCGGGTAGCCCTTCAGCACCATCACGCGCGACAGCAAGAACTCGTCGAATGCGCCCTCGCCGGCGGCGGCGTCCGGCACTTCCTCGCCGGTGCGCACCAGTTGCGCGGCCATCGCGCCGAAGAGCCAATGCAGGCGGCCCGAAAGTCCCTCGATCTCGCCGGCCATGCGTTCGATGGATTCAGCCATTGCGCCAGTCAGGTGGCGGACATGCCAGGTGTCGCCGCCGACCTCGCCCACCTCGACGGCCTGCACCGAAGTCTGGATGTCGGCCTCGCCTTGCAGGTAGTCCGAGTAGTGCCCCTCGCCCAGCGAGAAGTCGGGGCCGTCCTCGGTCGTGGCGGAAAGGTAGTGGCAGACAGCCAGGATGCGCTCTTGCACCGTCCAGCGCGCCGGGTCTTCCACGGCAACCTTGGCGGCATCGACCGCGCAGCGCAGGAAGGCCGTGGTGCTGGCCTCTTCCATGTGGCCCGGCATGGCGGCCAGGGTCAGCGAATCGCCGATGGACAGCTCGCGCAGTTGCACCGTCAGACGGCGCGTGCGCAGGGGCGGGAAATAAATCATGGGACTTTGGCTCCTACATGAGGGCTACCCGCTGCGCATTGCTCCAATCCTTGCGGTCAATGGCGGTCAGCGTGCAGAGGGTCATCGGGACGGCCAGCTCGACGTACTGGCCGTTCGCATCGACGGGGGAATTCATGGGCATCCCGATGGATTCGATCACCAGCGGGGAATAGGTGCGGCCCTTGAACTTCATGGCTACGCGCGTGGGCGAGCGCGACGGCATCAAGGCTTCGACGTAGCCCATGTCGCCCTTCGTGGTTTCAGCGGCACGCGCCAGCAGGGAGCCGTCCTTGGACAGTTCGATGGGAAGCGCCCATTCCATGAGCTTGTTGAACGGCGCCTCGACCTCGCTTGCGGGGTCGCGCCAAGCGCGGAACAGGGCCACCACCTGGATCTTCACCGGCGGCATTCCGTTGAAAACCTGCGTGCTGTTCAGCTTCGTGATGCCGGTGCGGCCCTCGAACTGCTTGAGGAAGTCGTTGGACTTCTGCTGGGCGCTGCCCTCGGTCTTCGTGCCCGACTTGTTGCCGGGCAGCATGACATCGACGATGGGCTGAAGCGCGCCGGATTGAAGCATCGCCATGAGCGCCGGAGCCTTCGATTCCGGTCCGGCCTGCTCGAACGGGCTTTGCCAGTTCAGCACCATTTCCATGCTCGCCTCGGTCAGCGGCGCGAGCACGGTGGCCGCGTCGCTTTGCGCGGTGCGTCCCCAGGAATCATCGCCGGTCTTGACCACCTCGTAGATGCTGGCGATCAGATGCGGCGAAAGCCCGTCCCAGAGCGAGGACAGGCCACCAGGCCCAAGGGTGGGCGGGAGAATGGAAGGAAGGCTTGGCATAGAAGAAAAGAGGGCGCTACCGCTCTCGCAGCAGCGCCCAAGGCCCCATCATGGCAAGGAGAACTTCTTACTTCAGGCCCGCGCGCTGGCGGATGCGCATGGACTTCATGCGGCGCATCATCGCCCCGGCGGAATGGCTCTTCATCCGCGCCTTGCGGATGGCGACTTTCTGCTTGGCGGACAGGCGGACGTGGCCGGAAATGCGCTTGTTGATGCGCACCTTCTTGCCGCCACGGATGACCACCTTCTTGCGATAGGCGGCGTCCAGCGCGGCTTCCTGGTCGTCGTCCGAGAACACGAAGGCGTCGATGTCGGAGCCGGCATCGTCTTCGCCGTCGGGCAGCACGGACGCCACCAGGTCGCGCACGCGGTCGGCAGCGTCGCTATCCCAGTCGTTCAGCAGCGCGCCGGCGTCCTCGTCGGACACGCCGCACTTCACGAGGTAGTCCCAGGCGGTGTTGAGCGCCACTTGCAGCACGCCTTGCTCGTCCTCGGTGATGTCGCCGTCCTTGTTGGCATCGGCGATACCCACGAAGAGGGCCATCAGGCGGTCGGCGTAGCTTTCGCCATCGTCCAGGTCGTCGGTTTCCGCCCATTGCTGGACGGCAGCCACCGCCGACACGGAAATGTCGGCGATGGTGTAGTCGTCGGCGCCCGACAGGTTCGGTTCGTCGTCGGCGGCGTCAAGCACCGGCTTCTTGGCTGCGGGATCCGGGCGCTTGAGCGCGCCACGCAGCATTTCAGTCAGATTCGTCATGGTTTTGCTTCCTTTCCTCTATACGGTTTGCGGGTGGCGGTTACTTGCTCAAGGTCTGCGTCACGAAGGTGCGGCGGTTCGTGCCGTCGTAGCGCAGAGCGTAGGTCACGTCCATGTCCTCGTATGGCCGCATTTCATTGGGCCGCACGTCATACACGAACGACTTTCCGCCCATTTCCGGCTCGCTGGAAGGCACAATCCACTTGGACGCCTCCGCGCCCTCGAAGAGGGTTTGCAGGAAGTCCCTGGTCTTCTTCACCGCCATGTCCATCGGCAGTTGCAGGTTGTCCTTCGCGGCGCGCGTCACGGCCTCGTCGATGCTGGTGGACATGTCCGCCACCGCGATCAGCTTCTTGAGGCTGGATTCGACCAGCGCGCTGGTCAGCGAATCGCGGAAGACGTAGCGCCCGCCGCCCGTATAGGTTTCGTACACCACCGGGTTGATCTTGGCCCGTGCCAGCGCATTCAGTTCCTGGTCGCGCAGCTTGTAGGTCTGCGTGATGCGGGTGCGCTGGATAGGCCATTCGCGGCCCGCCACCGGGTAGTTCTTCGGTGCGAAGCCCTTGGCATTCACCTGGGCGTTGCGCCCGCAGGCGTAGGCGATGTTCAGCGTGGCCGTGCCGATGTAGCCGTTGGGATTCACGCCCGTCGGGTCGTCGGACTTCAGCGGCGCCCAGAAGGCGTGCATCAGGTGCGCGGTCTGGCTGGCCCCCATGTTGAGCTGATTCACGAAGGCGATAGCCGCCTCGGGAGACAGGTTGCCGGGGATGTCGAAGCGAAGCTGGCGGTTCGTGTCGAACGCCAGTTGCGCGAGTTGGGCCAGCAGCGCCGGGGCCTGCGTGCCGCCGGACGAGATATAGGCGTAGTCGAACTGCGTGTATTGCAGCTTTTCGCGCGCGCCCATGTAGTCCTGC